CCATTGATGTCTGATACTATTAACGCCAAGATGGTCAGAATGCTTGGTGGTTTTGAGGATAACTTTTTAATGAAGATTGGTAATGCTTTGGGGAGAAACCATTTTTATCGTTCATCACAATCTGACCGATATGTCAAGATTATTGCCAACTACGAAGATGCTATCATCGAGGGTCGTAATACCGAGGAATACTTCAGAGAGATGAAAGAAGAAATGAATGACCCTATTTTATTTGATAGTTTTTATGGGTGTGTTTTTCCGCCCGAGGATGCTCCCTTGTCCGGAGTTTGGGTTCCGCTGTTTACCGAGGAGGATATCAAGAGAGCTATGGAGGGCGAAGTCGTTCACGCTGGCGAAAAGAAGCTTGGCGTCGATGTGGCTGACTCTGGAGTCGACCACGATGTTATCGTTCAGAGAAGTGCTACCTTTGCCGAGATAGTTTACGATAACCAGAAGTCTGACCAGATGACCTTAACGGGTATGACCATCAATACTGCTCGCGACAGAGAAATCGACCGCTCTTATATTGACCGCTCTGGAGTCGGGGCGGGAGTCTGCTCTAGAATGAGGGAACTGGGTTTCCCGCATCGCCCTGTCAACTTTGGAGAGAAGTCTGTTAACCCCTTATTCGCCAACAAGAAAGCCGAGATGTATTGGAATCTCAAGAAGTGGATACAGAATGGTGGCAAACTTTCAAAGGATAGGCGGTGGATGGAATTGACAAATATTAGATATAGTGTTATAGAGAGTTCGGGCAAAGTTCAAATTATGCCCAAAAGGATTTCGCTTGGTCTTGGTATAAAGTCTCCAGATTACGCAGATGCATTATGTATGACTTTCTATGACCGCGACCAACACAAGAAAACCCCCGAAGAAAAGTTCGACCGAGAGTTCGAGCGACGGATGAAATTAAAACAAAAGAAGATTCGTAGTGAATCTGATTATGCACTTAAGATGTGCGGATAATATGCCAAAACAAAATCGCCCCACTATAAATACCGAGTTGCTAACTCCTGCTCATCAGCAGAAGATTGGCAAAATATACGAGGAGGTCAGGCACATGATTGACCTCAGAAACTTGACATACCGTCAATTTAATGACCGAACTTTAAAGTCCTATATTGACGATTCCGATAAGCGTTTGAATGCTTATGTTCCGTCGAGCGACAAAGAAGACTGGCAGGCAAATGTTGCTTTACCAACCGTTCGAGATAAGCTGAAAAGAATCTTGTCTGGTTATTCTTTAACCGTTCCCGAGTTGAAAGTTACTGCTGGTAGAATTACGGGTGAGCTTGATGTGGCGAGTATTGACAGGGGCGAGATAGCCCAGAAGCTAGTCAAATCTTCTTACCTGGAAAATGAGAATCCTGTTATTGAAAACTTCTGGGAGGCGTGGGAAATGGCGGCTCGTGGAACTTGTATCAAGTATGAGGGCTATCTAAATACTACCTTTAAGCAGAAGTTCATTAAGTCCTATGACCCAGTTACTGGAATCGTAGAAGAAGACGAGAGAGAGGTTACCGTCGACGATAAATGTATTTCGTATTTAGTTCCATTGACCGAGCTTTACATTTCAGATTTTTATATCCACGATATCCAAGACCAGCCAGCTATTGCTTGGATTACCTACCGCTCCTTAGAGCAGTTCAAGTATGAGTTCAAGAAATACAAGAACGCAGACAAGGTGAAGAACTCCCAGGGCTTACGAGAGGATACTTCTAGTTTCTACAAACAAGACCACTGGGGCAAGACCGACCGAGCTGGCAAAGAGAAGGTTGAGATTATCAGGTATTATAATCGCTTGGAAGATAAATATATCATTATTGCCAACGGAATTATCTTAGCCGAAACTCCACTACTCTGGCAGTTTAACGGAAAGAAGGTTTATCCATTTGCCAAAGCCGTCTTAGAGCCGTTTGAGGGCAAGCACTTCTTCTACGGCAAGAGCTTCCCCGATATGATGATGGGTCAGTATGATTTGTTGAATGCCTACTTTAATTCGACGATGGATAAGGGCTTTAAAAACCTTAATCCGCCAACCCTGATTGGCAGGGTCAACCAAGACGCCTTTGACCTAGAAGACGAGCTCCTTTCTACCGATACCAAGATTTATGTAGATGACATCAACCAGGTTAAGCCAATGCCGATAGACCAGGTTTCACAGGCAGATGTGGCAATGATTGAGTTATTGGCGAGGGGTATTGAGGACTCTGTCCCTTCTATGCCACACCTGATGCAGGGCAAGGAAGCTACCGCCAGAGAGGTTGTCATTACCGAGGAACGAATGAAAGAGCTAAGGAATATCTATCACGAAATGCTAGTGGATTTGTGGCGACAAAAATACCAGATTAGACTAGCCAATATAATGCTTAGCTATCCAGTGCCGAAGACCGTCTACGAAAATGGCAAGACCGAGAAAATCTACAAGACCTTTGTTATTGAGAATGCCATGCTAGACAAAGACACCAAGGAGAGGGGTATCCTGGCAGTTCAGTTTAGGAGACTGTCTAAGGCAGAGAAGCGTGAAGCCGAGCTGGATATGGCGGCTGAGAAAGAGGCTATGGCTACCAAGGGTGTGAACTATCGCAAGATTATCTTAGACCCAGGCTACTTTGACGGTTTCCGATACAAGATGACCGTTATTCCAGAGTCGCTACACCGAACTTCTATGGCTAGATTACAGGCAACAATCTTGGAAGAACTTGCGACTGTCGCAACATACTTCCCGCAGGTTTTCATTGCCAATCAGAAAGAATACTTTGAAGATGTCGCCAAGGCGTATGGGCGCGACCCAGTTCACATGGTTGACCAGGCAGAAGCTATGTCGCAAGAGCAACCAGCCCCAATGGAAGAGGGCGGCGCACCAATGCCGACAAGCGGTATGCCGGAACAAACATCACCAATAAGCATATGAGAAAACTACTTTTACAGTTATTATTTCGCCTCCTTGACAAATCTGAAAGTTATGCCAATATAGATGAAGAAGCCATACAGGAGTGGCTAGCTAATCAGGCTACGACAAAAGGCTTTAAGGAATATATCCGCAAGAGAGACCTCCAATTATTAAAGACCCTGGGGGTCGGATTGACAGAAGAGAATAATCGTATATGGTTGGGTCAGAGATATGAGTTGTTACGGCTATATCAAATAGCCACAGAAACAGCTAAAAAAGATGCCACTGGCAAAAAGCCAGCAGGTCGACGGCGCAAACAATTAACCAAAAAGAATTATGAAACTAAAAAAAGAAGAACTAAATGAGTTAAAGGCAAAGCAGAAATTGTTCCGTGACGCCTTAACACAAGCAGACGCATTAAACCTTTATGTCAAGGTTTATATGAACAACCTCCTAAAAGAGCGAGGACTAGATACCGAGACAAAGAACTGGGATGTTAGTTTAACCACTGGCAAGATTGTCGAGAAGAAAGTCGAAGCACCAAAGGAGTAAGCTCGTTAAAATTTGAGCCAATTCAGGGCCGACTTATGGGTTTTAGGCAAACCTAGAGCCTCTAAGTGGGCTCTGAAAAGAGCTCATTCATACCATAGTCTGAGCAACTATGTAAAATAATTAGCTTTAAAAAGTATGAGTGAAGAAAACCTCGACTTAAACCTGGAAGAAGAAGTTACTTCCGAGGGGAGTGGTCAACCCGAAACCGAACCTTCATCGGTTGAAGCCGACGATACTTCGAAAGAAGCCGACGGCGATGCCATTACACTTTCCAAGGAAGAGTACGAAAAACTTGTAGCTGATAAAGAAAACTACAAGAAAGGGCTTCTCTCTCTAAAGGAGAAAAGCAAAACGAAATCAGTGGAAAGTGGGTCGGAGTTCCTGCCAAAAAAGGATTTTTACAAAGCGAACGAAAAGGAGGCAATCCAAAAGTTCATTAATGAAAATCCTGATATAAGAGCAGATTGGACCGAGTTTATTAAGCATTATGCTGATAAGCGCGGAAGAGATACCGTCAATGCGATTCTCCAAGACTTGGATGACGCTAAGACTATCTACGAGAAATACCAGCCAAAAGAGGACGAGGACAAGGAAGCAAAAGCCAACTTATCCAGCGAATCTTCTACGCCAGTAACATCTGGCGGCGGTGTAAAACCCGAAAAGGGCGGTATTCTCCCAAGAAAGACTCCGATTACTGAATGGTATAAGACCGACTAAACTAAAGGTCGAAAACCAAAAGTATCCACGAAAATGATTTTTACACCCTTACAGTACGATTCGGGTAAAACCAAAGATTTAGCATTAGCTTATGGTGAAACCGTAGCAAAGGGCGACCCTTTGATGTTCGACAGTGGCTATGTCAAAAAGGCAGATGCTACTGAAACTAGTGCAGTTCGCTATGTTGCCCTTGAGGG